ATTTCGCAATGGAGTTATCAAATTGTCGAAATCAATAACAATATTAGCTCACGTCCACCAGGCGAACGATTCGCAACAACGCAAGAAGCGGATGCACTTGCGAAGATTGCAGGTGCTATCAAGAAACTAGAATCAGACATTGGAGTGCCTGACTGCGTATCTGTAGCGATGCGCTTTCTTTCATGGCTAAGACCCATTGATATTGATAAAGCAAAAGAGTTCAATAACTTGTTTGACGCTTTCATTAAAGACCAAGCAAATAACAAAAAATAAATATGGCAAAATGGACTGATAAGCAAGCCCTTGCTATATGGGAAAAATATAACAAAGGACTTGCAAAAAATATAGACATAGACGAATCTCTATCTCGTTATGACATTGATAAAATGCGTGAGAGATTGGAGAAAGATCCAGTGGAGTGGATAAAGTACTTCTTTCCAAGCTATGCGAAGTATGAGTTTGCACCTTTCCATATAAAAGCAATTAAACGACTTATAGCCAACGATGAATGGTATGAGGTCCTCTCTTGGTCAAGAGAGTTAGCAAAATCAACCGTTGTAATGTTTGTGTTGATGTATCTAACGCTCACTAAACGCAAGAAGTTTGTGGCACTTGCTTCTGCTACTATTGATGCAGCAGTACGTTTATTGACGCCTTACAGAATCAACTTTGAAAATAACCCTCGCATACAGCAGTTTTATGGAAAGCAACCAGTATTAGGTCAATGGACAGATAGAGAGTTCACTTGCACTTGCGGTGCTAAATTCATTGCTATTGGTGCTGGTTCTGCGCCTCGTGGTATGCGCAACGAGGCTATTCGTCCTGATGTTATCTACATGGACGACTACGACACAGACGAGGATTGCAGAAATCCTGTAACGCTTAATAAAAAGTGGGATTGGATGGAAAAAGCACTTTACCCAACACGTTCTATTTCTGAACCTACTTTGGTTATATGGTGTGGTAATATCATTGCAAAAGACTGTTGTATTACACGTGCTGGAAAACTTGCAAATAGTTGGGATGTCGTGAATATTCGTGACAAAAACGGCAAAAGCACGTGGCCTGCAAAGAACACAGAAGAGCATATAGATATGGCGTTATCCAAGATTAGCACCAAAGCGCAGCAGGGAGAGTACTTCAACAACCCTGTATCAGAAGGAAAGATTTTCAAGAATCTTACATATGGCAAAGTTCCATCATTAAAAAAGTTTCAATTCCTTATTGGCTATGGAGACCCTGCCTATTCAGACTCAAAAAAGAAAGGCAGTTCTACCAAAGCCTTGTGGCTCATTGGTAAACTAAAAGGCGTGTATTACGTCATAAAAGGCTTTTTAGCCCACGAAACGAATGCCAACTTTATAGGCTGGTATTTCGAGCTCGACAAGTATGTAGCAAAAAAGGCTACCGTTTATTGGTATATCGAAAATAACAAATTGCAAGACCCTTTTTATCAACAGGTTTTTAAGCCACTACTTCGTGAAGAATGTGCAAAGCGAAAAACGCAGTTGTTTATTCGTGAAGACACACGAAAAAAGACAGACAAAGCTACACGTATAGAGGCTAATCTTGAGCCTTTAGATAGGCTAGGAAATATCATCTTCAATGAAGAAGAAAAGGACAATCCACACATGCAAGAGCTTATCAATCAATTTAAACTCTTCGAACTTTCACTTCCTTATCCTGCCGATGGATGCGATGCCGTCGAGGGTGGTGTAACGATGACAGACACCAAGACAAATGAGCTCGAACCTGTTTATACAATTGGCTATAATGAATTAAACGAAAACAACCCTTATACATTTTAAGTTATGCAGAACTTTATATCACTTGAAGATTACGATGCTTCGATTCATCGTGAAATACTTGATAGCCTTTTAAGACAAGGCACATCAGATTATGATCCACAAATAATAGAAATATGCGAGGATAGAGCTATCTCTGAAATGAAAAGCTACCTCAATAAAAAATATGATTGCCAGGCAATTTTTTCACAGATAGGAGAAGCAAGACATCCTCTCATCTTGATGTTTGCGGTAGATATTGCAATCTACCATATTTATTGCCAGCACAACCCCTACAAGATGTCTAAGATTAGAGAAGACAGGTATGAGCGTGCGACGACCTGGCTTAAAGGCGTTATGAAAAGCGACATTACAGTTGAAGGAGCACCTTTGCTACCTTCTGATGCCATTTCAGACAACTCGAATTGGCAAATTAAAAGCGAAGAAGTTAGACCAGTATTTGATTAATCAGTTATGAAAAAGAATAAAAACAAAATTGTACAAGGTGGATATATTTCACAACCAGGCTTAAGACAGCCTGATGTAGTTCTACAAATGCCTGAACTATTTCACTTTAATCTTGAAACTTACATGAACGCAGTCAATGCAGCAAAAAGCATTGATTATTCAAATCGTGTAAGGCTTTACGACATGTACGAAAGCACAGCATTCGACTTGCATCTTTCAGGTGTCATGGATAAACGCTTACGTGGTGTAACGCAGATACCCATTGAGTTTCAGCGCAATGGAAAACCAGACAAAGTTATCAATAAACAGCTGCGCTCACCATGGTTTAAAGAGTTAAGAAAAGAACTTATATTATCGGAGTTCTGGGGTTTTACGCTACTTCAACTGTATGTAGAAGAGGACCAAAACATCCACTTTGAAAGCATCAACAGAAAGCATTACGACCCAATTAAAAGGAAACTACTTCGCTTCCAAGGTGATATGGACGGAGTCCCAATTGAAAGCTTTCAGAACATGCTCTTTATAGGTAGTGAAAGGAAATTAGGAATATTTGCAGAAATCCTACCTGCAGTGCTTTACAAAAAAGGAAATATAGGTGACTGGGCAAGGTTCTGCAACATATTTGGTATGCCTATTCGTGAATATACCTACGATGCAGGCGATGAAGAAGCAAGAAGAAGGCTTATTCAAGACGCCAGACGTCAAGGTTCAAATGCCGTGTACATTCACCCCAAAGACAGTGATTTAACGCTAATTGAAGCAGGAAATAAAACAGGTTCAAGTGAACTCTACAAAACCTTTGCAGAGTACTGGGATAGCAAAATGTCTATCAGAATTTTAGGAAATACCCTCACAACAGACGTTGGAAGTTCAGGAACACAGGCATTAGGAACTGTTCACAAGGATGAAGAGGACGAAATGAACGCAGATGATAGAGAGTTTATCTTGGACATTCTCAACTATCAAATGAAAGACCTCTTCAATGCTCTTGGTTTCAACACTGATGGTGGCGAGTTCGTATATGCGAAAAAAGACAAAATAGATGTAGCTCAGCAAATCGACATCGTTCAAAAGTGCAGTAATATGGGCTTACCCATCGACGACGATTATTTGTATGACACTTTCGGAATTGAAAAGCCAAAGGATTACAACGCACTAAAAGAACAAAAGAATGCAGAAAAGGAAGCGTTAAAGGCTGCACTTACTTATAGTAAAGAGGAGGAAGAAAAAGGGAATTCAAACGATAATAAAACTTCATTTAAACAGCGTTTAAATCGTTTTTTTGGGATAGCCCCAACAAAAGGGGCAAAAGCCAATATTACAGACTTCTAGTCGATGAACTCTACTATGGCAAAAAATGTTCATGCCACATCCACTTTGATAACATAGATAGTGGAGTTAAATTTGACTTAGACGTGCTCGACGAGTTCGTGAATGCCATATATGGAGGTTTCGATGTTGAAAATTCCATAGAGCCTACCATGTGGAGAGAACTCACTAAAATAATGAATGATGCCACGGCTAAAGGCTTATCAAAAGGCGAATTCTCGATTGACCACAATAAAGGTTTTTTAGAATCTGTAAAGCATGCAAATGAAGTATTTGCAGCCTTTAAAACACATGCAATGGGCAAAAGCATGGCTTCAAAATTGCTTGACGATAACGGACACTTAAAGCCATTTGATAAGTGGATGAAAGATATATCTTCTATATCTTCTCATCATGTTGGTTCGTGGTTGAAAACCGAGTATAACACAGCGGTTCTTCGAGCTCATAACGCAGCAGATTGGCGTTCATTTATCGAAAATAAAGATATAATGCCTAACTTGAGATGGATGCCTACTACTTCACCAGATGCAGAAGCTGTGCATCGTGGATACTGGGAGAAAAAATTAACCTTACCTGTTGAGCATCCTTTTTGGAACAAACACCACCCAGGAGATAGATGGAACTGCAAATGCTCTCTTGAGTCAACGGATGATCCTGCATCGCCAGATGATGTGCTAGATGATTTACCAATTGAACCAGCACAGCGAGGATTAGAAAACAATCCTGGAAAGGATGGCAAAATGTTCAATGATACCCATCCTTATTTTCCTAAAAATTGCAATCAATGTAGTTTTTATAAGAATAGAGGGTTTAAGAATAAAGTGAAGACATGGTTTAACAACCATGAAAAGGATTGCTATAAGTGTGAATTTATAAATAAAGAATTACAATATAAAGATGCAGATTTTTTTAGAAAAAGACAATATGAATATCAACAGTTGAAAAGTAATCCTGAATACCGAGATGTACAATTTGACAAAAAGACAGGAGGAATAAAAGCCACACACATTGGACACATAACTCATGAAGGTGCAAGAGCTGAACGTTTCTTCGAAGGTTTAACATCATCTGACCTAGAAAAGGAATGCATGAATCAATTATTTAGAAACGGGCATAAAGTTTTATTTTGTAATGAAACAAAGAAAAGTAGAGGTAATTTCTTACCTGCACTAGATATGGAACTTGACGGAAAGATTATGGATATACGTTCAGTCACAGGTAGAGGATGGTATTCAAACATATTCGTTAGCAAAAACGAACAACTATATCGCTATAATAACAGAGAAGATGTAACAGAGAAATCAGATTCTCTTTGTATGTATTTCCACGACAGCTCATTGTATAATGAAGAAAAAATGAGAAGTTCTATATCAATGTTTAAATATAGACGTGATAATGATGGAAATCTACTCAGCAGACAACTAAAAAATGTTTACTGTGTAATAAAAGGAAATGCGAAAATAAAAAAGTTTGAGATATAAAAAAAGTCGGGTACTTCCGAAAAGCCCCCCGACGCGCGACCAACTTCAAAAATCAATCTTGAAATTAATCACTGCAAAGATACAACTAAATTAAATACAATCCAAATAAAATGCAAGAAAAATGTCAATCTCACCCAAAGAAATTGCTTTTATTATATCAAAATGCCCTGAAGAGATAGCAAAAGCAGCTCAAAATGAGCTACCACGCAAAGCTGCCATTATTGCTACAAACCACTTTAAAAACAACTTTAGACAGGGTGGTTTTACCAACAATGGCAACAAAACTTGGGCTACAACCGTCCGCCAAAGGTATGGAAGCAGATATAAACCATTGACTTCTGGAACTGATACACTTATGCGAAGCATCTCTTCGCAAGTTTTGCCTGGCACTGTTATAATCAGCAACCCACAACCATACGCAAACTACCATAATAATGGCGCAACGATAACTGTTACACCAAAAATGAAGAAGTTCTTTTGGGCAAAGGCTTATTCAATAGCAGGACAAAAGAAAGGCAAAGATAAAGGCAAAAAAGCAAAGATGAACTTTGACACAATGCCACCAGAAGCAAAGATGTGGATGAGTTTAGCACTTACAAAAAGGAAGACACTACGAATACCACAGCGAAGATTCATAGGTGAGAGCTACGAGCTCAACCAGAAGTTAAGAGAAATGATAGAGAAGAAATTAAACGAATTAAAAGAAAAAGCATATGGAAGAACTAATTATTAGTATCATTGAGGAAATAAATAAGAACATGCCTCAGTTATCTCTGGTAGATGAAGATTATGGACAACTCGACGCAATCGACGATGAAAATAAAGACATGTATCCACTTACATATCCAGCTGTACTCATAGACGCTTCAAGTTGTCAGTGGAACAATTTGTCTGAATTGAAACAAGAAGGAGAGTGCACAGTTGTAGTTAAGCTTATTATAGACTGCTACGACGACACTCACAGAAATTCAAAGACAATTGATAGAATTATGCAACGTGAAGATTTAAGAAAAGCCTTGCATAATACACTGCAAGGCTTTCGTCCAAATAACGATGGCGCACTCATACGCACATCGAGTCGATATACAACGATAAATCATGGGATAAAGCTATATGAATCTACATATACATGTAGAGTTTCAGAAGCTATTCAGCAAAAAAGGAGAGTTCCGAAGTCTTCGATTTCGTTCGACGTGAAGGTCTAAATCCTTGATAACGGCTATTTTTAATAGTCTTTCCGTCAACAGTTGCACCCTCCACAAGCATGCGTTTAATAATTCTTAGCGTGGTTGCTTCGCTTAAAAAGAATTCATCAAAGGCTAGTTTGCGGATGGTGTCGTCGAATCGAAGGCGTTGCACTTCGCTCCAGTAGTAATATCGCTCAAACAATTTCTTATCTCGAAGTTCAATGAGCTCTTTATCTCGACCTTTTGCCATAGGTGCAAATATACAAAATCGAATTATAAAACCAAACAATAACATATAGTTTTATCTGCAATAATGAAAAATTGGGTATTACCCACGCAATACCCAATTCTACCTGCAATAAAAAAATGGGTATTACCCACGCAATACCCACTTTATCTTTTAAGACCTACAATCTACAGAATGATGGTTCGATTTTGGTCCAAACACCCTTATCATTCAACTGAAAGAAATAGTAGTTAAGTGCTGTTTTCTGAACTACGTTACTCTCTTTGAATAATGTCATTATCTCTGCATACTCGTTATCGAACTTATCTTCTAATGCGTATAGCTTTGATATTGATTTGTAGTCCAAATCACCTGCATTGTTGCGTTCTAAGAGCGTCATTGCAAGCTGATACATTGGGTCTGAAGTGCCTTTGGAGGTCTTCTTTGCATACTCCTTGAGGTATTTCACAAGTCTTTCTGCTGCGATATTTGCACGCTCATCAAAGCCTTTTACACTATTCGAAGATACTTCCAACTTGAAAGAACCATTTACAAGTGTAAAGTTGCGCTGCTCACTTTTTTTGAGTTGTCCATATTCACTCATAACTTCCTTAAAGGATTCACATTCTTTGTTTAACCACTCTTTAAAAAGTGCTACATCTGTTGCTACTGCTAATAGCTTTGATTCAACTTGTAGAAGTAGTTCTTTTCTTAATGCTTCGTAAGCGTTGCGCTTTCCTACACGTTCTTGCTTTTCTTCATTCTGCAACTCTTTTAGTAGTTGCTTCTTCTCCTCTGCAGTCAAGCCTGCTAACATTGATTTATTTTCCATCTAATTATACTTGTTTTGGTTATTAATATTACTTTTCTTATTTGTATTCTCTCTGATGATCACAATTTGAAGTTCTTGCAAGATGTCTTTCTTTCTGGCTTTAAATCCACCCTTTGAAAGAATGCTGTATAACTTTTGTCTCACTGCACCATGCTCCATTATGTTTAAGAACCTGAATGGCTTTCCTGCAATCCTTTTCGAAAGGCAAATGGCATCGACTTTATTCCAGTTCGTTGTGTCAACGTTGAATTCCTTTTGCAAAAGCTTTAAAGTTGCACTTCGCTCTTTTCTTATCTTATCTTTAATCCCTACAATATCCTCAAGTTGATTTATCAAAGTGAAATATTCTCTATCGTCAATCTCTCTTAAGCTGGTTGTTCTTCCATCGGTGATGCGTGAAATAAGAGCTCGCTTATATTCTTCTTGTTCTTCTTTGTCCGTATAGATGTAGCGAAGAAGAAAGTAGAAATACTTGTAATTATTTACTTTTTTCATTCTCTCTAGTTCTCTCTAAATCTAATTACAGCCATTGTCACTTGGTTTCTTTTAATTGCAATTGAGTACTCATCTTCATCTTCGCAAATCTCTGCAGTGAGGTTGGTTTTTTCGTTCAGAACTGTTCGCTTTTTTATTGCAAGAAGTTCCTCATTCATTTCAGCGCAAAGAGTAATCCATGTAAAGCTTTCATTGCTTTTGGAGGTGATAAAGCGAAAATATTGTTCAAGTAGCTTAATCCACTTTGGATGTTTCTTTCCGCATCTAGTCTCAAAATAAAATTTACCTTTCATATTGCGATAATTTATAGTCTACATACACCTGGCGTGCAACAGATAAAGTATCATTCACGCCATTTTTTAAGCTCTCAACAGGAATCAAAGGCAAGTCGTTGTGGCAAACGTACAAAGTACCATTATATTCAGTTACTTGAATTGCTACTTTTGCATCGTTGCAAACTCTATTCTCAAGCTCAATTCTTCTTGTCTTTTTCTCGTTTTCGCAAGTAGTTCTAAACCAACTTGCAATGCTTGTTAAAATATTTTTCATCTTTACTTATTATTTATTTGTTGTTTCC